TTATACAACGCTATTAAGTTTATCCGTAAAACTTTTACGGCGCTGCTCTTTGATATGCACGTATATTCTCTTGGTCGTTTCGGCATCGGCGTGACCGACGATATCTGCCATGTCTTTTTCATCCAAGCCGGCATCATAACAGAGTGTGGCGAATGCGTGGCGGAATTGGTGCCCTGTTGCGGTAATGCCGGTTGCCTTACGGTAGTCTTTATACGCCTGGTCGAACTGCGATTTGCTCATGTACTCCCCTTTTTCGTTCGGGAAGAGAAGCCCTTTTCTCTTTTGCTTTTGCAAAATATCTTTAAGTGGTCGGAGAAGTGGCACGGTGCGAATACCGGCTTCCGATTTAGAACCATCCTTTAGTATTGGTCTATTGTTTTCAAAAATAACAGCTTTATTTATAATAATTAAATCGTTTTTAAAATCAATATCCTTATCTATCTCAATAGCGAGGGCTTCCTCTTTTCGAACTCCGGTGTAATAAAGGAATACCGGGTATAGCCCGAACGGGGCGCTTACGGACGCGAGAGCGATTTTTATTTCTTCGTCTTTCGGCAGTTCCCTGCGTGTGGTTTTTGCTCCTTTGGGTACCTTGACGGTAGTGACAGGGTTTATTTGTGTGATTCCATTGAGAATGGCATAATCGTAAACCATGTTGAGCACAATGCGGCGCAGCTTGATTGTCTGTTTAGCGTATTTTTGCTTCGCCATACCGGTTAGAAAACGTTGAATATCAAGAGGCTGGATTTCATCAAGCATACAGTCTCCAAAGTATTCCTCAACATCTTTCAGAGGTTTGCGGTAACAATCGGCAGTGTATATGGCCACTTCCGTTTCGTGTTGTGCCCACCACTCTCTTGCGACCGACTTGAATGTCGGGTGCAAAGATGTTTGATACGCCGCTTCCGCTTCATCTTGCGCAGCTTTTGCTTTTTCGTCTATCTCTTTCCCGGTATAACCATAGATAGACTTTCGCTTATAAGTACCGTCAAGTTGGCGCACCGGGACCTTCTTTTGCTTTAACTTTTTCATATTGTATCATCCTTTCAGAAAACAGCATTTTTGAAACAAAATTGCGCAAAAATGCCTTGTGCTTGCAAAATAGCACAAGGTGTGATACAATTCTCAATGTAGTGTGAGGGTATGTATCATACCTTGCATACAACGCTCTTGGCGACTGGTACTCGCCGAGGGCGTTTTTTTATTTAATTATCCTATCGTTGCTATTCTTGATTTAAGATATTCGAATTGCTCTGTTTTTGTTTTTAAATCAATGTATTTATGATTTAGGGACCACTCCATCGCTCCTTCATATACTTTTAATAATGTAGGACCAATTCCCATTGGATTGATAACACCATAATATAAATGATACTTTCCTGTTACAAGCATATCGAATGTTACATTTGATATGACGATATTTGCATACATGTCTATATCACTTGTTGGGTCTTCAAATATTTCATCAAGGTCGGTAAATTCACTAATGTGTTTTTTTATTATTTGAAGAAGTTCTGTTTGACAAGACCGAGAAGAAACTTCTAACGAACTTTCATATTTAACAATATACTTTTTGCATAAATCAAATAATGACTGTTGATACTCTATTTCTTTTCGTTTCTTTTTTGAAAATAGACTCATCATTAATTACCTCACAATACTTCTGCTTTTTTTAAACATCACGAATTACGCGCTTCACTTTACCGAGGACAGCGCAGCGTAGAACATCTTTACCTTTCAGTACGATTGGCGGGTAATTCATGTTCAGAGAAATGAGTTTAATCCACTCGGTATCATACTCAACCTTTTTCACCAATCCCTCGGAGCCATCCAAAAGCACCACGGCTATATCGCCGCTATCGACAGAAGTCTGCTTGCGCACCTGGATGATATCACCATCTTCAATCTTCGGAGACATACTGTCGCCTTTTACTTTTATACAGATTGTATCTGCCGCTTCATCATCAGAGCAAATGATAACCGGAATATATCCCACAATTTCATTTACGGCAGTTACGCCAAAGCCGGCGGAAACACTTTCAAATAACGGTGCGTTATATAGTTTTACATCGTTTAACATTACAATGCTGTTATTTTGGTTAATCGAATTTTCCAATGAATTTGTGGCTTGTTCCCATGTAAATAGAGAATAAGGGTCAATTCCTAAAACAATTGCGATTGTTTCGATTTTCTCATATGGAATATTTTTTATTACTCCTTTTTCGTATCTGGAAATTGTTTGCTTACTTGTTCCAACCTTTTTTGCTAATTCCTCTAATGTAAAACCTTTAGATAACCTTGCTTCTTTTAATCTCTCACCAAGTGTTTTCATTATATTCCATCCCCCTTTCTTTATAGTATTATAACATAAATCACACAAAATGCAACAAAAAAGTCAGAAATTGCGAAAAAAATCACTTGACAAGTGACAGAAGGTGTGGTATTATTTAGTCACTTAATGAGTGACAAGGAGGTGAAAAATTTGAAACAGTCAATCAATCTTGATTCAATAAGAGGCAAATTAAGAGAAAAACGAATCACACAAAAAAGATTAGCGGAAATACTTGATATTTCAGAAAGAACAGTCAACCAAAAGCTTAACGGTATTAGAGATTTAAAGGTTAGCGAATTGGTTGCTATTTCTGATGTATGTGGTGTTTCCGCTTCATTTTTTTTAACGAATCAGTCACCTGTTGAGTGACTTTTGAGAAAGGAGCACTTATGTCGCAAGAAGAAAAGAAAATTTTGCTCAATGCACTAAAGGTTATTCGCACTGAGTGTAAGAAGCACGAAAACTGTCACGACTGTCCGCTTTGCAGCGATGAGGGTTGCAAACTTAAAATAGACGGTCCAAAAAATTGGGTGCTTGCTAACGAGAAGACACAATGGAAAGCATTCTTGTAAAGGAAGTGAAAAAAACTATGCCAAAAGAAAAAGAAGGTTATCGGATGGAACTGGAGCGAATCGGTCAGAGGTTCGGAGAAAAAAACCTGCTTTCAAAAAAAGATGTGCAGCGTTACACCGGCTTGTGTTACCAAACAGTAAACAAGCGTTTCCAATTCAAAGAAGGCAAAATTACGCAGGCGGACTTGGCACGTCAGTTGGTGTGAATTGCAAGTTACCGTCAAGTAAAAAAACGGCGTAACAACAAGCAATAAGTAAATCGCTTGCTGCGACCGGCAAGTTAGTTGCAAGTAAATTAAAAGTAAATTGAAAGGAGAAAAAGTATGACTAAAACAAAGTTAAATGAAACAATCTGCAAAAAGATGTTTGTCATCGGTATTCCCACTAGTTTATTGGGATTTAAGTATATCCGTGAAGCAATTTTAAAGTGCTATAAAGAGCCGGAATACAAATACCAAATTACAAAAGGTTTATATCCTGCAATCGCAAAACAAAACGGTACGACCGCATCAAGAGTAGAAAGAGCAATTCGCCATGCCATCGAAGTGGCGTGGTTGAGAGGTGACCAAAAAACATTAAATGATATTTTCGGTTATACGGTTAGCCCGGAAAAGGGCAGACCGACAAACAGTGAATTTATCACAATGCTTGTTGAACTCATCAATCTTGAAGAACTCAACCATCTTGAATCAGATGATAAAGAAGGGAGGGAATAAGAATGAAAATCTTTAAAACAGAATCCGAAAAGCATCAAGACCGATTGCGCATAGTAGCGGAGAATACAATGCTTTGGCTGGTTCGCTGGAGCCAAATATTCTTTTGGGTTGGTGCAGTGCTTTTAATCGTAGAGATGATAGTCATGATTACCACCACTATTTTTGAAACGCCGCTGTTTACAGAATCCCAAAAAACCGTTTTGTACATTATTGGGACAGGTGGCGCACTGATGTTTGCTTGGGGCTCTATTGTTTACTTGAAATCATTATTGATTGATGAGCGTGGAAAAAGGCGCGTTGAAAAAGAAAAGCCCGGTGCGGGAACACCGAGCAGTTGTAAGAGACGATAAAGTAATAAATGTCAGTAGATTATAAAATATCGTCATATTTTATTTTAACACAAAACAATCTAAATGTAAAGGAGACGAATATGTCAGTTAAAATTAACAGTTTTCAAATCGAAAATGTCAAGCGTATCAAGGCGGTGGAAATGACACCGAGCGAGAATGGCTTGACGATTGTCGGCGGCAAAAACCGCCAGGGCAAAACCAGTGTGCTTGACTCTATCGCATGGGCTCTCGGCGGTGACCGCTTCAAGCCAAGTCAGGCGGCGCGTGAAGGTTCTCACGCTTCCCCGTATCTTAGAGTGGAACTTTCCAACGGAATTGTGGTGGAACGCACCGGGAAGAATGCTTCTTTGAAAGTCATTGATACCAACGGAAACAAAGGCGGGCAGGCGCTGCTCAATGAGTTTGTAGAGAGTTTTGCTTTGAACCTTCCGAAGTTTATGGAATCGAACTCCAAAGAAAAGGCAAACACGCTGTTACAGATTATCGGTGTCGGCGACAAGCTGTTTGAACTCGAGCGAGAGGAACTGGAAAAGTACAATCAGCGCCACACCATCGGGCAGATTGCCGACCAAAAGGAAAAATACGCTGCGGAGCTTCCTCTTTACAGCGGGGTACCGGAAGAAATCATTTCCGCTTCCGATTTAATCAACAGACAGCAAGCCATTCTTTTGCAAAATGCAGAAAACCAAAAGAAGCGAGATAACCTCGCAGCTTTATTAGCAAGGAAAGAGGATATCACCAAACAAATTGCTGTTTTAACCGATGAGTTAGATAAGGTTTTTGCGGATTTAAAAATTGCAGAAACAGAAGCACAGGATTTACAAGACCAATCTACCGCAGAGTTGGAAGAGGATATCCGACAAGTGGATGAACTGAATATGAAAATCCGCTCGAATATGGAACGCGCAAGTGCAATGGATGAAGCGGCTGCAATTCGCGAGCAGTATAACGACTTGACGGTAGAAATTGAACAAATCCGCTCCGACAAGAAAGCACTTCTTGAAGGCGCCAACCTTCCGCTTCCCGGGCTTTCTGTGGAACAAGGAGAAATCCTTTACAACGGACAACAATGGGATAACATGTCAGGCTCCGAGCAACTGCGTGTGGCAACGGCTATCATTCGCAAACTGAACCCCGAATGCGGCTTTGTTCTGATGGACAAGCTCGAACAGATGGATGTTCAAACGCTCGAAGAATTCGGCAAGTGGTTGGAAGGTGAAAATCTCCAAGTAATTGCCACGCGCGTTTCCACAGGTGATGAATGTTCGGTGATTATTGAGGACGGATACATCACCACCGGTGAGTCAGCACCGGCAACAAAAACTTTTGAGGCAGGTAAATTTTAATGAACATTACAACAGGAATTATTCCTTGTGCAAAGAAAATAGTGATTTACGGACCCGAGGGAATCGGAAAATCAACTTTTGCTTCGTTATTTCCGAGCCCCCTTTTCACAGACACGGAAGGCAGTACAAAGGAATTAAACATTTCACGATTTGACACACCGACATCTTGGGCAATGTTGATTGAACAAGCAAAGTATGTGCGTGATAACAGACCGTGCAAGACTTATGTAATTGATACCGCAGATTGGGCAGAGAAACTCGACAATGAAAATATTTGCGCAAGAGCCGGAAAAAGCGGTATTGAAGATTTCGGATACGGAAAGGGATATGTATATGCGAAAGAAGAATTTGGCAAATACCTGAACTTGCTTGATGAAATCATTGCAGTCGGAATAAATGTGGTTTTCAACGCACACAGCTTTTTGCGCAAAGTTGAACAACCGGATGAAATGGGTGCATATGACCGCTACGAATTAAAAATGAGTAAACACATTTCACCTTTACTCAAAGAGTGGTGCGATATGCTCTTATTCGTAAACTATAAAACAGAAATCTATCATGACGAAAATGGCAAAGCAAAAGCCAAAGGAAATAAGCGTGTCATGTATACCACTCACAATGCGTGTTGGGATGCGAAGAACCGTTACGGCTTCCCGGAAATGATGGATTTTGATTATAAGCTTATCAGTCATATTTTCAATGAAGGACAAAATCCGCAGCCGGCACAGCAAATCGAAACAGCAAAAGCTGAACCGACAATTCCCTCTCAATCAATTAACACGGCTACAGTGCAGAGTACGGTTTCCGCAAAAGAATTTGCCGCCGAGCAGGTAGCGAATTTAAAGCAACAAGGATTTTCGGTAGATGAAATCATCGACGATGAGCCGGAGCAACAGGCACTTGCACAAGATAATTTTGTAAAAGAGGCACCGGTACCGCCGCTCCCGTCGGATTCGGATAATCCTGTGGTTCAAAAACTGTACCAGTTGATGAACGAAAAAGGCATGACAACCGATGTCTTACAAGCTACAGTTGCAGACCAAGGATACTTCCCGCGCAGCACGCCGATTGAAAACTACCCGAAAGATTTTATCGAGGGCTGCCTCATCGGCGCATGGGACAGCGTGTGCGCGAAAGCGCAGCAATACATGCAAACAGCATTCAATTAACAGAAAAGGAGATTATTTACTATGAGCGAATTAAATAATGGAAGAGAATTAGATTGGGGCGAAGAAATTTCCAAAGAAAGTGAATATACTTTATTGCCCGCCGGTGATTACAACTTCAAGGTTGTAAAGTTTGAGCGCAAACGACACGCCCCCACCGCGAAATTACCCGCATGCCCGCAGGCAGATTTGACTATTGATTTGTGGGATGATGCCGGCAATAAAGGAACCATTATTCACTCACTTTTTTTACATACCAAAATGGAAGGTATGCTCTCAGCGTTCTTTATCGCAATCGGACAAAAGAAACACGGTCAGCCGGTGCGTATGAATTGGGATGCCGTGTACGGTGCGACCGGGCGCTGCAAAGTCAAGATTGACACATGGAAAAATGACAAGGGCGAAGAACGCCAAAACAACAAGATTGCAAAATTCTACGAGCCGGAAGCGGCGCCTGCTGCGGCAAGTTACACGACAGGTAGCTTTTAATGGAACTGCGACCTTATCAGTCGGAAGCAAAAGAGGCTATCTTCAAAGAGTGGAATAACGGCAACAAAAAAACACTTTTGGTTCTCCCGACCGGTACCGGAAAGACGATTGTTTTTGCAAAGGTAACGGAACAATGTGTCAGCGAGGGTAAGCGCGTGCTTATCCTCGCGCACCGGGGAGAATTGCTCGACCAAGCAAGCGATAAAATCGAACGGTCTACCGGACTGAAATGTGCAGTCGAGAAAGCGGAAAACAGTTGCCTCGGGCAATGGTACAGAATAGTGGTTGGCAGTGTGCAAACGCTCATGCGTGAAAAACGCTTGAATATGTTTCGAGAAGACTACTTTGATACCATCATTATTGACGAGGCGCACCATTGTCTATCTAACTCTTATCAAAAGGTATTGGAATACTTTGACAGTGCAAATGTGCTTGGTGTTACAGCCACTCCCGATAGAGGCGATATGCGCAATTTAGGAGAGTATTTTGAGAGCCTTGCATATGAATATACCCTACCGAAAGCCATCAAAGAAGGTTATCTCTCTCCGATTAAGGCGCTGACGATTCCGCTCAAGCTCGATATCAGCGGAGTCGGTATGCAGTCGGGAGATTTCAAGACTTCTGAACTCGGCACGGCGCTGGATCCGTATTTAGAGCAAATTGCAGCAGAGATGGAAAACTACTGCAAGGACAGAAAAACGGTTGTTTTCTTGCCGCTGGTGAAAACCTCGAAGAAATTCAGCGAACTTTTAAATGCGCACGGGTTTCGCTCGGCGGAAGTCAACGGCAGCAGCTCGGACCGCACAGAGGTGTTGGAAGACTTCGCTGCCGGAAAATACAATGTGCTTTGCAATTCGATGTTGCTCACGGAAGGTTGGGACTGCCCGGATGTGGATTGCATTATTGTGCTGCGACCGACAAAGGTGCGCTCTCTTTACTCCCAAATGGTTGGGCGCGGTACCAGGCTCTCTCCCGGAAAAGACCACCTTCTTTTGTTAGATTTTCTGTGGCACACGGAACGACACGAGTTATGTCATCCGGCACATCTGATATGTGAGAGCGCGGAAGTTGCGCAGCAGATGACAGAAAACATCGAAAAAGACACAGGCTGCCCTGTAGATATTATTGAAGCGGAGCAGACTGCTGCGGAAGATGTGATTGCCAAACGCGAAGAAGCACTCGCCAAGCAACTCGCGCAGATGAAGAAGCGCAAGAAGAAGTTAGTAGACCCGCTGCAATTTGAAATGTCAATTCAAGCGGAAGACTTGGCGAACTATCAACCGTCTTTCGGTTGGGAAATGGCACCGGCAAGCGACAAACAAAAAGCAACTCTTGAAAAGCTCGGCATCCTGCCGGATGAAATCGACAATGCCGGGAAAGCCACCTTGCTTTTAGAGCGCTTACATAATCGCCGCGAACAGGGCTTGACAACGCCGAAGCAAATTCGCTTTCTTGAGAGCCGCGGTTTCAAGCATGTGGGTACCTGGCAGTTTGATACTGCAAAAAAACTAATAGACAGAATCGCCGCGAACGGTTGGCGCGTGCCTTACGATATCAATGTGGCGACTTACGGAGATACACATGGAACAACAGAAACTTAACTTAAAAGAAGTGATTCAATACATCGACCCGGTAGAGTGCGATTACTCCGAGTGGTGCGCTGTCGGCATGGCACTCAAAGAAGAAGGATATGATGTCAGCGTTTGGGATGAGTGGTCTTCCCGCGATACGGTGCGCTATCACAGTGGCGAATGCGACAAGAAGTGGCGCACCTTCGGTGGCTACGGTTCCGGCAGTGTGACCGGCGGTACCATAGTACAGATGGCAAAGGAGCGCGGATGGAAGCCGCACGACTCTCACGAATTGGACTGGGACAGTGAAATCGGTAGCGAATATGTTGTAATCGACAAAGCGTATGTAGAAGGAAAAGATTTTGCAGAGCCGGCAGACAGCGAGTTTCACCCTGCCGATGAAGTCATTCGCTACCTCGAAACACTGTTTCAGCCGGAAGAGAATGTCGGATATGTCACCGAATCGTGGGAAAAGGAAGGCAAGTTTCTGCCGACAAAAGGCAGTTACGACAGAACCGCCGGAGAACTCATTCGCTCCATTAAAGCCCACAAGGACGATATCGGGCAGGTTCTCGGAGATTATAACAAGAAAGCGGGCGCCTGGATACGCTTTAATCCTCTTGACGGTGAAGGAGTCAAAAACGGCAATGTGACAGAGTTTCGCTATGCACTGGTAGAGTCGGATAATATGGACCTTTCCAAGCAAAATGCTATCCTTCACGAACTCGAATTGCCGATTGCGGTTCTTTCCTACTCCGGTAAAAAATCACTTCACGCCATAGTGAAAGTGGATGCAGTTGATTTCAAGGAATATCAAAAGCGCGTGGAGTACCTCTACAATGTGTGCACCAAAAACGGTATGAGCATTGACCGACAAAACAAGAATCCTTCGCGGCTTTCCCGCTTCCCGGGGTTTTTGCGTGACGGCCATAAACAATTCATCATTGACACCAACATCGGCAAGAGCACTTGGGATGAGTGGTATGAATGGATAGAGGGCATAAACGACAATCTGCCGGAGCCGGAAAGCATTGAAAGTATTTGGGATAATCTGCCGGCACTATCACCGCCGCTGATAACGGACATCCTTCGCCAAGGACACAAAATGCTCTTAGCGGGACCGAGTAAAGCCGGTAAATCCTATGCACTCATTGAGTTGTGCTGCGCGATTGCGGAAGGGAGAAAGTGGCTCGGTTACCAATGCGCGAAAGGCAAGGTGCTATATGTCAACCTCGAACTTGACAGAGCTTCCTGCCTGCACAGGTTCAAGGATGTTTACACAGCGCTGCACTGGGCGCATGACAGCCTCAAAAACATTGATATATGGAACTTGAGGGGTAATTCCATACCGATGGATAAACTCGCGCCAAAACTCATCAGGCGCGCTGCAAAGAAGAACTACATTGCCGTTATCATAGACCCGATATACAAGGTTATTACCGGTGATGAAAACAGCGCAGAGCAGATGTCAAACTTCTGCAATCAGTTTGACAAGGTGTGCACGGAGTTGAATTGCGCAGTGATTTACTGCCACCACCATTCAAAGGGCGAACAAGGCGGCAAGAAGAGTATGGACAGGGCTTCCGGCTCCGGTGTGTTTGCAAGGGACCCGGACGCGCTGCTCGATTTAATCGAATTGGAATTGACCGAAGACCAGCGCAGTGTAAAATCCGACAGAGCAATATGCGACATTATTGAGGAACGATTAAAGCGCTTTGAAGTTAATACCAATCGGTTCAGCCAAGATGATTTATTGGTGGTTAATTCCGCGCTTTCGATTGCGGAAAAAGAATTGCCGCGCGCTGCCTATATGCGCTTAATTGAGGATATCACCGCGAAACAAAAACAAATAGCCGCTTACAGTGCCTGGCGTATCGATGCTACGCTGCGAGAATTCCCGAAGCCACCGACCATGAACTTCTGGTTTGAATATCCGATTCACGCAGAGGATGACACCGGCACACTCAAAGATATAGAGCTTGAAAGCAGTTGGAATAAGACTTGGAAAAAGAACTTCAAGCGCAACAAAAAATCCAAATCGGAGCGCGCAGACGAGCGAAAGAAAAGTGTTGCGACTGCTTTTGAGGCGTGTTCTATGGGTGCAGATGAAGTGAGTTTGAAAGAGCTCTCCGAGTACATGGGTGTCACAGAAAAGACAGTCAGAGCCCGCTTAAAAGAGCACGGCAATTTCTACATAGATGATGGCAATGTGGGAAAGAAAAACTCGGAGTAAAAGACCGGGATTTTCCCTTAACTCTTCAAAGGGAAAAACACGGAAAAAACCGAGATTTTCCCTCACAGGGAAAAAGTCGGTCAAAAACCGAGATTTTCCGAGGGAAGGAAAAAGGTACTCCCCTACGGGGAGTAAAGTATAACTTTCCCTCAACGGTCAAGGGTGAAGAAAGGCAGGGCTCGGAAACTGCCCTGCCATTCCTTCCCCAAGCTTGACGAAAGCGAATTTTTTTTAGAGGTATTTTTATGCAAAAAATAATACAGTTTTTCTTGCCGATGATACCGCCAACAGTTACCGCACAGGAACACAAGGTGGCCGTCAAAAAAGGCAAACCGGTTTTATACGACCCGCCGGAACTTAAAGCGGCAAAAATGAAGTTGCGCGACAGCATTGCACCCTACCGACCGGACAAGCCGCTGCGCGGCGCCGTGAGATTACTTGCGAAATGGTGCTTTCCGATTACCGGTACCCATCAGAACGGTGAATACAAGACCACGCGCCCCGATACGGATAACCTTCAGAAGGCGCTTAAAGATGTGATGACAGGGCTTCACTTTTGGAATGACGATGCCCAGGTCACAAGCGAGATTTGCGAGAAGTTTTACGCAGACAGACCGGGGCTGTATATCGAGGTGTGGCAGTTATGAGAATCGATGAAGTCAGTTTGGCACTCAGAGAAGTGGTCAGCTTCAAAGGAACGCCGTATATCTTAACAGGCGTGATGATGCGCAAGAATAAAAATAATGAAATACACTACGAAGCAGAGTTGCAGGATGTGAAAGCCAATCGCTGTCTTGTAATTGTTGCGCTAAGTAGTGTGGAGAGGAAAATATGAAAAAAGGATTAATTGATAGAGGTGCATTAAATTTCGAAAAATTAATTGATACAAATAATCAAGTAATTCCGGTTTTAGAATATGTTTCGTTTCTTAAAGGTGTAGAAGCCGCAATAAAAATCATAGATGAAGCACCAACAGTCGAAGCTAAAAAGATTGTTTATTGTAAAAAATGCAAATTTTATGAAAAAAGAAGCGGAGTTACTGTATGCTCTCGGTTTAGAAGAAAGTTTAATATGTCAATCCAAGAAACAGTTGTTCCTGACAATGGGTATTGTTGGATTGGTGTGAAGAAATAGGTGTTAAAAATGAATAATAAAGAATACTTAGATATGCTGCAGCGCCGATATGATGAAAGGCACAGCCCTTCCTGGTACAAAAAGTTGAAGCAGTTTATTCAACGGATACGGGGGTGGTGAAATGAATAGTTGTAAAAAATGTATTCATGACGGCATTTGCTATATGCAACGCGATAGCGTGACAAAATGCAGTGATTTTAGTGATGTGAAGAATTACCGATATAATCTGTTCACCAGATTAAAACCTTGTATCTGCAATGTAATGATTGCCGGTATAGAAATAGAAGCCAAAATGATGCAATGTGAAAAGTGTAGGAAAAAATACAATCTTGCCGAAGCACATGAGGTGCTTTATTGTTCACGCTGCGGAAGAGAGATGAAAAAATGACCTATCAAGACTTCATCAACTCTAAAGTTTGTGTTGCAAAGAAAACAGGATTTGATATTGATGAAAGTGAAATCAATCCGATATTAACGCCTCACCAAAAACTTGCAGTGAAGTGGGCAATCCAAGGCGGTCGCAGGGCAATCTTCGCTGATTTCGGACTTGGTAAAACAGTTATGCAGCTTGAGATATTGCGCTTGATATTGAAGCACAAAGGCGGGAAAGCACTTATAGTGGCGCCGTTTGATGTTATGCCGGAGTTTGAAAGCGATGCTATCAATCTGCTTGAAATAGAGCCGCCGTGCTTTGTGCGCAGTGATACAGAGGTCGCCGAAAAAAGCGACAAACAGTTATTTATCACAAATTATGAAAGTGTCCGCGAAGATAAAATAGATGTAAAGCAGTTTAGGGCTACCTCTTTGGATGAGGCGGCAGTACTCCGCTCCTTCGGCAGTAAGACCTATCAAACCTTCCTTGAAAAATTCAAAGGGATAGAGTATAAGTTTGTGAATACGGCAACGCCATCGCCGAATAGATACAAAGAATTAATCCATTACGGCGGTTATTTGGAAATAATGGACACCGGGCAGGCTCTCACCCGCTTCTTCAAAAGAGACAGCACAAAGGCTAATAACTTAACGCTGTATCCGAAAAGAGAAAAAGAGTTTTGGCTGTATATGGCATCTTGGGCGCTGTTTATCACAATGCCATCCGACCTCGGCTTCTCTGATGAAGGCTATCAACTGCCGCCTATGGAAATTAGAAAGAATATTGTTGCCAGTGTTTATGATGAAGCGCCATGCGACCGGGACGGACAGGCTAAGTTTTTGCTTGACACCAACACTTCTCTAATGGAAGAAGCGAAGGAAAAGAAAATATCATGCCGCGCGAGAGTGAGCAGAGCAAAAGAGATTGTCGATGCTTCACCGGATGATACCTTCATTTTGTGGCATGATTTAGAAGCAGAGCGAAAAGAAATCAAAAAACAAATTCCCGGCGTTGTCGATATCTACGGGACAATGGATATGGAAAAGCGCCGCCAAAGATTATTTGATTTTAAATCAGGCAAAACAAAACTATTTGCAACAAAAAAGATAATCAGTGGAAGCGGGTGCAATTTTCAAGAGCATTGTCACCGGGCGATATTTGTGGGTATCGATTATAAGTTTAATGATTTCATTCAGGCAATTCACAGAATTTACCGCTTCAAACAAACCGAAAAGGTAATTATCGATATTATCTTCACAGAAGCGGAGCAAGGTGTATTTGATGAGTTGATGGCTAAGTGGGACCGCCATATAAAGCAGCGGGAAATCATGCGCGGTATTATCAAAGAATACGGGCTTGATATTGAATACACCAATGTAATGCAAAGGGCGAAAGGAGTTGAGCGCATGGAAGTATGCGGCGAGCATTACAAAGCAGTATTAAATGATTGTGTCGATGAAACGACCAAAATGGAAGAAAACAGTGTAGATTTGATATGCACTTCTATTCCGTTTGGCAATCATTACGAATACTCGGCAAACTATAACGACTTCGGGCACAATGAAAACGATGACCGCTTCTTTGAGCAGATGGACTTCTTATCACCGCAGCTGCTGCGCGTGCTCCGACCGGGCAGAGTGTTTGCCTGCCATATTAAAGACAGAGTGTTATTCGGTAATGCTACCGGTACCGGTATGCCGACTATTGAACCTTTCCACGCAGATGCAATAAAGCACTTTATGCGGCACGGCTTTCAGTACATGGGAATGATAACGGTTGTCACCGATGTGGTTCGCGAGAATAATCAAACATATCGCCTCGGATGGACAGAGAACTGTAAAGACGGCACGAAAATGGGAGTCGGTTGCCCGGAATACATATTATTGTTCCGCAAACTGCCGAGCGATACTTCAAAGGCTTATGCCGACACACCTGTGGTAAAAGACAAATCACTCTATACCAGAGGGCAATGGCAGATTGATGCGCATGCATTCTGGCGCTCTTCCGGTAACAGACCGATTTCAAAAGAAGAGTTGCAAAGCATAGATGTCAGCAAACTGCAGAAGGTATATCGAGAGTTTTCCCGTGGCAGTGTTTATGATTACGATGAACACATAAAACTTGCAAACAAACTCGATGAAGACGGACGACTGCCGGCGGCATTTATGGTTGTGGCACCGGGCAGCTGGGATATGACCGTATGGGATGACATCAATAGGATGCGCACTCTGAATACAACACAAAGCCAGCGCAAGGCAGAAATGCACATCTGCCCTTTGCAGTTCGATATCGTTGAAAGAATAATCAACCGGTACTCCGCAGAAGGTGAGACTGTTTACGACCCATTTGGCGGTTTAATGACAGTGCCGTATATGGCAGTGAAGATGGAAAGATACGGCATCGGATGTGAATTAAGCGAGAGCTATTTCCGAGATGGTGTCGGGTACCTTCAAGAAGCGGAAGATTTAATTTCAATGCCAACTCTGTTTGATTTTATCGGCGAATAAAAAAAGCTTTTAGTAATAGGGATAATCTCTATTATTGTTGAAAGTGTTGAAACGGTCAACGCAAAAGCCCTTTGACACTCGGAAGATAGTGTATCAAATTCAAAGAGGAATAAAGCGAGGCAATCAAAGCGGTTTTGTTAGTAGCCGGAACGACAGCCAAGAGTGTTATTACAATTAGTCAGACTAATTGAAAAGATAAAGAGGTATACAATGCTTCACAAATTAAAACTAAATATCAGTTTCTGTGATCCTGTTTGCAGCGGCGAGAAGCCGTTTGAAATCAGGAAGAATGACAGAGGCTTTCAAAAAGGAGATTTGGTGCAATTCATTCCGGTAATAAAAGGTAAGCCGGTGCACCACCAAATTGAGGACAAAACATTTAAAATCACTTATGTGATGAACGGCTATGGTATGGAAAACGGCTTTTGTGTTTTCGGTATCAAGCCGTATGACGAAAGGAGAGCAGAATTTGAATATTAAGGCATTTAAAGTAAAGGGATTATTAGCCGGCAAGGGAAAGTTGCCGAAGCCGAAGGTGTATTGCTGTGTGATGACAATAGAGGATAACGGCAGCGCCGATTTGTCGATTATTCACAACGGCGATCAGATTTATATTCCGCTGCAAAAGGTTGAGGAAATCCTCAAGGAATATAAGTACAACAAGAAATGTAAAATCACACGCCAAAAGATAAAAAGTGACTGTCGCACCCGGATAAAATGCAAAAGGCGTTATTCGACATTGCGTTAGTGTAGCAAGCAGACCGTTTGTGCCCCACAAACAGTATTTTACTTAGGAAATATTCCTAAAACCTTTTGGAGATTGGAGTGGATTATGAGTCAGGTAACGAAAGAAGATTTGAAAGAGTACCGCACTATGAAGCGTGAATTGGAGCAAATCAAAAAGCGACTTTATAAGATGAATTCTCATGTATTTGATGATATCGACAGAGAAATGCTTTCCGCTTCGGTGCGCAAATCATCTTCACGGAACGCTTTAAGAAAGTTGGTTGCTTTGAAGAAAGAATACAGCGACAGATTCGAGGCGCTGCTCTCTAAAGAAAAAGATATTCAAGCCTTCATCGATTCTATCGAAGACCGGGAACTTGCCACATACATAATGATGAAATACATCAATGATACGGAAGTGAAAAGCGAAGAAGAACTTGGAGAACTGTTTCATTATGACCGCACCACGCTCCCCAAAAGACTCAATCGGCTGTTTGATAAAAAAGACGGTGAATGAATATTTCCCACAAATCCCACTTTTAGTGTGATAGTATTAAATTAAAGGTTTTGAGTTTTTCAGAACCTTTATTTATTTTGGTACATTTGAGTTGTTCGGTGATTCAGAACAACTATTTAAAACAGTGAGGTGCTATGAAACTATACTATCAGACAGCAACCGGCAAGGAAAGAATTGAGGTGCCGGAAGAGTGGTTCAACACGGTTATGCAGATGAATAAAAAAGAAAAAAACAAACGGACTGTTGCGCGCCGGCATGAAGTAAGTGTCAATCAATTTAAGAACGCAAACGGTGAAGCCTTCGATTTATACGAACTGTTTGCTTATTACGATAAAGACATTGAGCGCGTATCCGGCGGCGGTGACGATACATCTGAACGCGTGCGGCAGGTACTTTCTGCTATGAAGCCGAAGCAGGCTGAATTATTGGAGTTGTTATATTGTGATGGTCTTTCGCAAAGAGAATTGGCACAAGCAGTAGGCGTTACACCGGGTGCAATCTGCCAGCGAGTGAAGTGCGCAAAGGATAATTTCAAGAGATTATGGGAATCGTGGGAAAGATGAGCATATTTACATAAACATTTTTCATTTTAAAATCTAATATTATGAGAGGCTTTTTATTTGCCTCGAAAAAGAAGACAGTTTTCCTTTCTGATATTATATGCTTCATGACTGTCTTCTTTTTATTTTGAGAGGGGGAAAACAAAGTTGTGTTACGAATATAATGTGTTTTATTTATCAGAACTGCGCAAGGCTTTAGAAGATGAATACCGCGATAACATGGCACTGTTAGATTGTATGACAGCAGAAGGAAAGGAAGATAAGGCACTTCGCGAAATATACGAGGGATACAATGCTGTTATCATCGGTAGAATTCACGAAATTAAACAGCAAATTAATACGATTTTAAAAGGCGAGAGAGTGTACTTGATATTGGATGATAAAAGCAATGCGCAAGAACCGCTTTGATTGCTTTTTTTAATTAGCGGCTCTGTTGTGTTTTTATATACCGGAGCGGTACCGAAATACTGCAAAGATAAAAAAAGGTAGATTTTAAACAGTAAGCAAATATGGGGGGTAAACAATTGCAATTTACAGTTGATATTATCAAAATCGCAGAGGTCGTTGGCGCGGCAGCTGTTATCATAGGAGTCATTGTTGGCTTTGTAAAATGGGTAATTCGCCAAAGCGAGCAGGATAAAGATATTGCCGATATGAAGGAAGAACAGACACTTATCTGCTACGCAATCAAAGCCTGCCTTGACGGGCTGGAGCAACTCGGTGCAAACCACACGGTTCCGAAAGCAAAAAACGATTTGGAAAAATACCTGAATAAGAAGGCGCACGAACAACCGCGCGACAATAATATCAAAAACTGAAACGGAAAAAGAAAATGAACAAAGAGATTGATATAGAAAAATTGAAAGAGGAATATTACAGCGGAAAGCCTGTTATGGATATCTGTAATCAATTCGGTATTTCAAAACAAACATTATATAATCGCTTACAGTCAGTGCGCTGTGAACTCCGGCGGCAAAAGCTATATGAAATTGACGATTGCCCATTATTCGGAAGAGATTATTACAATATTATTCAGTGCGATGATGTCGGAGAGTGGGAAAAATTGACTTTATCTTTCCGTGACAAGGAAACAAAAAACGCATATAAAAAGAAATATTGCAATTGCCGGAACTATGAAAATTGCCAGGTTTACAGGACAATGCTATCTTTTTTGGAGTGATGCTTATTGAGAAAAAAGTATGATTGGGAAAAAATCAAAAACGAATACCTCTGTTCCGAAAGCGCCACCTTAAAATCTATTGCTAAAAAATACGGCTTGAAATACCAAACAGTAAAAAAACATTCCGCTGAAGGTGAATGGGCGAAGCAGAAACGGATTGTATATGAGGGTATCAATGCAGATATTCAGAAAAAAACAGATGAGTTGATTGAAATGTCCACTCAATCAAAAGCGGAAGTGTTAAAGGATATTGACTTTACCGCGCGAAGGTTACTTCATAATATCGATGCTTCTGTCGGAATATTTGAAAAGCCGTCTCACTTATTAACGCTTGCAGAGGCACTGGATAAAGTGAAAACAATTATCCGAGATGTCAATTCACTCCCTTCCCTTTCGGAGCAGCAACGGTATGAATTGGCAAAAGAAAAACTGGAAATACTCCGCTTAAAATCAAATGAAAGCGAGGCTGCTGATAATGACGGTGGTGTCGTGTATCTTGCTGAGGCGGAATACGAAAGTGAGGATTGATAATGAAGCGATGAAAAAAACGGTATGGAAGCCGCAAAAGAAACAGTATGCGTTTCAGGCGCGCACAGAATATGAAGCGCTTTACGGCGGCGCTGCCGGCGGCGGGAAAAGCGATGCGCTCTTGGCAGAGGCTTTGCGGCAGGTGCATATATCTCATTACAAAGGATTGATATTGAGGAAAACCTATCCGCAGTTGGCGGAGTTGATAGACCGGTCGCGGACAATCTACTCAATGGCGTTTCCAAAAGCGAGATATAATGCGCAAGAACACTGTTGGAGGTTTCCGAGCGGCGCAAAAATCTACTTCGGTTCCATGCAGCACACCAAAGACAAAACCAATTATCAGGGTAAAGCCTATGACTTTATCGGGTTTGATGAATTGACACACTTCACTTACGATGAATATTCGTATATGTTCTCTCGTAATCGACCGACAGGACCGGGCACGCGGGTATATATCCGCGCGACCACCAACCCCGGCGGTATCGGACACTCTTGGGTGAAGGGGCGCTTCATCACTCCCGCACCGCCAATGACACCGATTGAGGATAATTACAAGGTGCCGACACCTGAAGGTAAGATAGTTGAAATAAAAAAGAAGCGTATATTTGTTCCGAGCACGGTATTTGATAATCAGAAGTTGCTCGACAATGACCCGCAATATCTCGCCAGTTTGGCAATGCTCCCGGAAGCAGAGCGCAATGCGCTGCTTTACGGCTCATGGGACAGCTTCGAAGGGCAGGTCTTTACGGAGTGGCGCAACGACCCGGAGCATTATGATGATGAGCGATGGACACATGTTATCAAACCATTTCGCATACCGGTATGGTGGAAAATCTTTCGCGGCTTTGACTTTGGTTACCAAAAGCCTTTTAGCGTTGGGTGGTACGCCGCAAGCCCGGACGGAGATATATACCGCATCCGCGAATACTACGGTTGCGACGGTACGCCGAATCATGGTGTAAAAATGAATATGGCGGATGTGGCGGCAGAGATACGGCGAATTGAGAAAGAGGATGAAAACCTCAAAGGAAAACAAATCATAGGTATCGCGGACCCGAGTATCTTTGACCGCTCTCGCGGTGAGAGCATAGCGGATATTATGGCAAAAGGTCCGAACGGCGTGTTCTGGGACCCGGGTGACAACCACCGCATTGCCGGCAAAATGCAATTTCATTACCGCTTCGCCTTCGATGAAGACGGACACCCGAAGTTTCAGGTATTTAATACATGCAAGCACTTTATCAGAACCATTCCGAATTTGGTCTATTCGCAAACGAATGTGGAAGATATCGACACAACGCAAGAAGACCACATCTATGATGAGTGTCGCTATGTGCTGATGGCGAACCCGATTACACCGCGGCAGATGAAACAAAACACCGCGCCTGCCTTTGACCCGTTAGATTTAGCACCGAAAAAGCAAACACATTCAAATTTTTACAGAATATAAAAGCGAGGTTATGAAATGCCCATTACAGTGAATGAAATACGAGAAGCGGCGGCAACGCTGCAGAAATACAAGCAAGGTAAAGCGAACCTTGAAAACCGTATAATTGAAAATGAGCAGTGGTTTAAGATGACACACTGGAAGCAGTACAAGCGCAATGACGGCGGCAAACTGCCGAGTTCCGGTTGGCTGTTTAATTCAATTGCAAATAAACACGCCGATGCGATGGACAACTATCCCGAACCCGCGATTCTACCGCGCGAGGAATCCGATATTGAAACGGCAAAGGTATTATCGCAGGTGGTACCGGCTGTTCTCGAGAAGAACAAATATGAAAAGGTGTATTCCGACACATGGTGGTACAAACTCAAGCAAGGGACCGGAGTAAAAGGTATCTTTTGGGATCCGGTCGCTGACGACATCTCTATTCGTAGAATTGATTTGCTCAATCTCTTTTGGGAACCGGGTGTTCTTGATTTGCAGGAATCGGAAAACCTCTTCCATGTGGAATTGGTCAATCATGATGTGCTCAATCACGCCTACCCGAAACTCCAATTAACCACCGGAGACCAGAGCATTCAGGTGAGTAAATATGTGTATGATGAAAGCATTGACACAAGCAATAAAAGCGCCGTTATAGATTGGTATTACAAAAAAGAAAATGCAAACGGTGATATGGTGCTTCACTATTGCAAATTTGTAGACGATAACATTCTCTTTGCTTCGGAGAATGAAAAAGGATACAAAGACGGTTTTTATCATCACGGCAAATATCCTTTTGTTGTGGACCCGATGTTTTTGGAAGAAGGTATGCCGGTCGGCTTCGGATATATCGATGCCATGAAAGATGCGCAGGAAACGATAGATGAACTCGACTCCAATATTCAGTTTAATGCGCGCCTGCTTGCAAAACCGAGATACATCACAAAAGCCGGTAACGGTGTGAATTTGGAAGAACTTGCAGACTATTCGCGCGACTTTATCGAAATTGCCGGTGATACAGATACGGCTATCAGGCAATTACCGGTGCAGAGTCTCGATGCTTCTATTATTGCTTACCGCGACAAGAAAATTAATGAGTTAAAGGAAATCTCCGGAAACCGTGATTTCAATCAAGGCTCTACAGCAGGCGGTGTGACGGCGGCTTCCGCCATCTCCATGTTACAGGAAGCAGGCAACAAACTCTCGCGTGATGTAATTAAATCGGCTTACCGTGCTTTCAGTGAAGAGTGCGAATTGATTATTGAACTCATTCGCCAATTTTACAATGATGAGCGTGTGTTCCGCATTACCGAGCCAAACGGTCAGCACACTTTCCTGCATTTCGATAATTCCAAACTTCAACCGAGGCAAGAAGCACCGCTTCTCGGTCAGGAATTTGAGGTGAGAGTGCCCGTGTTTGACATTAAGGTCAGTGCGCAGAAGAAATCACCATTCAATCAAATCTCGCATAATCAGTTGGTCTTGCAACTATACCAAATGGGGTTCTTCAATCCGCAAGTGTTAGAGCAATCGATTATGGCCTTGAAGTTAATGGACTTCGATGGCAAGGAAAGCATACTGAATTCAATGAGTGAAAGACTCTCACAGCAGATAGCAATGCAACAGCAACTGCAACAGCAGGCTGAACAAGAAGCAATGTTGGCACAATATCAAAATATGCAATACGACCCGGAAGCAAACGAGGACGGCAATTTTGATTTGAATATTGAAGATATTTTACAAGGAGGTACGGACATCTATGATGAAGGTCAAGTTAACGCGTAAAGAAAGCGATTACGGTAAAATCCGATTCGATATTACCGATATCTACAAAGATATTTCTTCTCCCGAAGAGTCGTTGGCGAGAGCGGTTGTGTTTGATTTTCTCGAAGCAATTTACACGATTGTTTGTCATTATGAGAAAAAAGGAAAGATGAAAAATGTTCAGCTTTTTGTCGGCGACAACGATATGTACTTATCGTTTGAGATGTTGGAAATGAATCAGCACTTTGATAAAATCATCGACAACATGATGAAATATATCGAAGGCATGCAGCAATTTATGAGCCTTTCGGTCATTACAAAATAAAGGAGAAAAAAGCGATGATAAAAATTCTTTTACAATTGTTTGCCGGTGAAGGTGCCGGCGAAGGCAGCACGGGTGCAACAGCGGAAGCGGCACAAATGGCTACGGAAGCCAATCAGGAAATCCTCTATGGAAAAACTAATGAGGTGCAGGAAACGGAACCGGAAGAGGTTCCCTCACCCGAGGTCTCTCGCAAAGATGATTACAAGCGCTTCAAAAAGGAATTTGCGGATGAATATCAATCGGATCTGCAGCGCGTTATTGACAAGCGCTTTAAAAACTCAAAGAAAACAGAGGCTCGCTTGACGGAAGAAAATGAGAAATACCGCAAGGTATTCAGTCTGCTTTCCAAGCATTACGGTGTCAGCGACATTGATGCGCTGGAGAAGAAACTGTTTGATGATGAAAGCTTTTATTCCGAAAAAGCGCTTCAAAACGACATGACTACCGCTCAATACAAACAGCAGCTGATGACAAGTCTCAAAGAAGAAGAGTTGGACAGCCAAATCAAAACGCTGAAAGCGGCAGAAGATCGCCAAAAGCAAATAGAAAAATGGGATGCCGAGTTCGATGAGTTGTTGGAAACATACCCGGATGTTGACCTCGAAGAGGAAATGCAAAACGAGAAGTTTGTCAATGCAGTTCACGGCGGGATGAGCATAAGAGATGCATTCCAGATGGTTCATTTTGATGAGTTAATGAGCGGCATGATTCGTTACACTTCCGACAAAATGCGCAATGCAAAGATTGATAATGCGCAGGTCAGGTTAAACAGACCTAGCGAAAACGGTCTCGGTAAGTCAGCAGCGGCTATTGTCAAATCTGATGTGAATAAACTCTCAAAAGCGGATATGGAAGAAATCGACCGCAGAGTTTTGCGCGGAGAACACATCAGTTTTTAATAGATAATTAGGGGGTATAACATTATGGCTTCTACTTGGAACAAGAAAAAAGCGCTTGAAGTATTATCTGCTGCTGCTCCGGGATATACGGTAAGCGACAGCACAAAAAAAGAATACAAAAACATGCAAAATCTTTCCAAGAGTTGGAACGATAAAATTAACACCAACATTAATCAATACAATGCGATTGGTGACTTTGACCCGGCAAAAAGCGCGATGTATCAAAAAGCATATAACTCGCTTAAGCAGGTTTACAAAACGCAAGGGAAACAAAACATGCAAAATGCCATTGCCGAGGCAGCGGCGAACACAGAAGGATATGGTAATTCCTACGGTACAACAGCAGGAAACCAAGCATACCAACAGGCACTTGCAACTCTTGCCGGAAAAGTACCGGAATTATATTCGATGGCGGCAAGTGAACATGCTGCAAAGAAGTCAAACCTGGCACAGACAATTGGATTGCAGCAATCGCAGTACCAAACTGCTTTGAATGATGCTCAATATAGGCTGTCTGTTCAGCAGGCGTTAGATGAACAGCGTTATAACGCTTTGGTCAATCAGGATTCCGCAAAGAGAAAACGCGCGGAATGGTGGTTAAAACTTTACGGTAAAGCATAAAGGAGGTATACGATGGCTTATAATTTCAAAAATGCTGATGCATTGTTTGATTACATTATCAACCTTCCGTTGCCGCAAACCTACAAGACACCTGATTCGCTTAAGAAAACATACCAAGGTGTATTGAATTCTCAAAATGCTTATTCATCGCAAATCAATAATGCTATTAAGCAGTACGGTGCATATACACCCGTTGCCAATTCAAGCACATACCAAAAACTGGCGGCAATGTATGACCAGGAGTACCAAAAAAATGCGGCACTTGCAGCCGCCGAAACGGCAAAAGCAAGTCAAGCGATGAATGCAGGTTACGGTGACAGTTATTCCAAAGCGGCAAGCGACCAGGCATATAACAATTATATGGCGGTGCGCGGAGCAGCAGTACCCGGTCTGCTTTCGTCTGCCGCGAGTGCGTACCATGGAGATAAAGATGCGCTTGCAAATAGTATTAACGCAATGATGAACCAGAGATCTCTATTAACAGGTGCGGCAAAGAACATTTACGGCAGTAAACTGTCTGATTATCAAACCGCGTTAAAGGCAAAGCAAACTGCCGCAGATACACGACAGAGCTCATTATTAGATTTGTATAATTACCAAAAATCTCTTGAAACGGCTGCGAGTTCCGGCGGCAGTTCCGGAGGCGGGCGCCGAAGGAAAAGCAGCTATTACAAAACACAAAAAACCACGCAGAAACAAAAAGAGCCAACAAATAACGGTGATTCTCTTTATAGTGCAGCCTACAATGCCGGTGGTACAGGCTTAATGACACAACGAGAGTTTGCACGTAGACAGCGCACTTCCAAGACATATTCCAAATACAAGAATTATGCCGAATATGTCGAAGACATGATGACAAATTATTATCATAAATAACGAAAAGTCAAAAAAGGAATAACTTATGGGATATAAAGAAGAACTGCAAAAAGCAAAAGAGTATTATCAATACAGAGATCAAAAGGCGGCAGAGTACTTTAAGTCCGGCGGTTACAAGCAATATCAAAAAGAATTAAAGGATATGGAGAATAAAATGATTTCGTCTCCGTCCTTAAGCGAAAAAGATATCGCATCTTACCGCTATACTTTTAACAGATATCAAAATTTGTTAAATTTAAGCGGTATTCAAGACAATAATTCTGTAAAAAACCTATATAATGTTGTGCTTTCGAATGCAAATTACCATGCTTCTTCCTCTGCTGATAAATTCAAAATCGGCGAGTCTGCGGATAATAGCCTTGCTGGTTTAAATACATCTATCGAATGGCTTCGAAATCTTTCCGATTCTGCAACGGATGAGGAAAAGAAACAATTAAATGAAATTATTAATAGTTATTCAAAAAACTATGATGATCTCAAGGCATTAAGCGATTCTATTCGAGAGCAACGGCAACTTAGGGAGCAAAGAGATGAAGAAGACTCTACAGCTTTTTGGAATAAAACTGCTTCTACTGTTCTAAGTGCTTTAGCCGCCATGGGCGGAGGCGAAAATGCAAGTAATGCTATGCAAGTTCGCGAAACAAGCGAAGCAGAAAAAGGTATAGCATATGATGCCGAAAAGAAAGCCAACCAAATCCGAAAAGAAATACAGCAAAACTATGAAAAATATGTGCCATATCTTGATCATACTTCTCTGAAAAAGTTATTAGATGATGGGGAGAAAAAAGGCAAGGAACAAGATTACCTTGAAGAAGATTATCATCAGGCATACAAATTCTACCATGGAACTCTTGCTGCAGAATACAGAAAAAACGAAGAGGTTGAAGCACTTGCACAAAAAGCGGGAATCGCAGCCGCTGCAAAAGAAGATTCCGATAACATTCCCGGCAACAATCAAAAGATAGATAGTATTGCAGCAGGATACGAGCCTACCCGGCAGGAGTTGCTTAACAAGCTAAAGGAGTTAGGGTATAAAGGCGATGAGGAAGAACTAAATGATACTGTTGACACGATTATAGATCAAGCAAAGCGTGATGAAACCCAGCGGCAGCAAGATGAAGTAAATGCAAAGGTTGCAGAGTTTGCAAGCAAAAATAAATTTAACGCAATAGTAGCAAGCGCCGGCACAGCAGTTGCCGGCGGAATTGCAAAAATTCCAGGTGCAATCTATTCCGCTAAGAAAACAATAGAGGGATATTCCACCTATAAGCCGGTGACTATGGATGAAAATTCCGGTGCTTTTTTTGGTTCAAACATTACCAGCACCATCACCAACACTGTTGCCGACAATATCAAATCAGATGTTTGGAGAGAAGCGTATACCGGCGCCATGAGTTTTGCAGATAATGTCTCCCGTGTTGCTATCAGCGCGGCGCTTGGCCCTGCCGGTGAAGCTACATCGCTTGCTATCATGGCTGCCAGTGTTATGAGTGATACAGCACTGGAGATGACAAAACTCGGCTATGATGCAAAAGCCGCAGGAACATATGCAGCAGTTGCCGCCGGTGCAGAGTTGCTTACGGAAAAATTCAGTATTGATACCCTTTTGAAAAGTATTCCGTCAGGAGTTGACAAGAAAGGTTTTTTAATCAAAGTAATAAAGCAATTCATTGCCGAAGGCAGTGAAGAGGGTGCTTCCGATGTTATCAATGATATAGCAGATGTGGCAATTGCTATGTTTACCGAGAACGACTCCCAAAAAACAAAAGAGATAAACACTTACATGGCGCAGGGGCTTAGCTATGATGAGGCTTATCAAAAATGGAGCAGAGAGCATGTAAAAGAATACATCAAAGATATGGCGATGGGCGGTCTTTCCGGCGGCATTATGGGTGCCGGGTATACCGGAGTAAATGTCGGATACAATTTAGCAAAAAACACATCTGTTTATGTTGCTGAGCAAAATCAGATGATTAAAGATATTAAAGAGGAATACAAGCGCCAAGGAAAGGATATCACCACCTCTTTTGCAAAGACAGTGGCGAGCCTTCGCGGTAACACCTCACTTGATGATACTTCGACACACCAAGTATATAAAAACCTTATTCGCAACGGTTTGGAACATTCCGATTCGAAGGTGCAAAAGCAAGCGGCTGCGCTCTATGAGAATTTCAAAAACTCCGGCGAAGTGTCGCGAATGAAAGCCGGCAGGCTGATGAATAACATTAACGCCGCAAACACCAATATCTCGAAAGGTGTGGCAATAAATATGCTTGAAAGCGCCGGCGCAGATACACGCACCATTGCAGCTGTCAACAAAGCAGTTGCCGGTGATGAATTAACAAAGAAAGATATCAAGGTAATTCGCGGCTCCGAAGCGGCGCGCAATATCATTTCACAACTCTATACTGAAGCGACAAAGCGTTTCGGTAATCCTGACGGTGACACCATCATCTTGACGGAAGACTCATCCGATGAAGAAATCGAGCAGGCGGCAAGCGCGCTCTACGGTGCCACCTTCAATATTGATATGCGTACAGATTACGGCAGAACGTTCTCTTCTGCCGCTTCTCTGCGTGGAGAAAACAAAATCGGTTCAAACGGTATGAGCGGCTTTGTGAGAGGCTTTACCAATGAAACAGGTATGAGCCTAAAAGAATATTCTCTGATGTTCCAAAAGGCGTATCAAATGGCAAAAGATGGCAAGAGTGACGAAGCAATCCTCGCCGCCTTCCGAGAGAATTTCAGTTCCGATGAACCGATAGAGGAACTCGCAAGGTTGAACGCTATAGAGATTGCGCACACCAGCGCTTACTATGACAGTGTAGCAGAGGAAGCAAATAAAAAGGCAGAGGAAGCAAGCGACGATGATGCCGAAGAAACAGATACCGAAACAGAAGCCGATAATAGCCAAAATGAGCGACTTTCCGATGAAGCAATAGAATTTGGCAAGCAAATCATAAACAAGGCTTCTGCCCTTGCCTCGTTAAGCGAGAGCGAGAAAGAAACGGTATATAAGAACGGCGGCGCCATTGTCGAGAGTGAGCAAGAGCTGACCACCGAACAGGCGGCGCGTATTTCATTCTACGACTACCGCGGCAGACAGCACGGTATTGTGTACCGCTTTGTGGATACTATCAATGCCGACGATACCGCAAAAGGCTCGCGCAAGCGCAATGTTATTACCCTTCGTTTAGATACGGTCGGTGATATGACATCCGCTGCCGGTCACGAACTCGGACACATTCTCAAAGACAGAAATGAAGCCGAGTATTTGAAACTGCAAAACTATGTTCTCAATGCGTTAAGTCAAAAAGAAGGATACAATCTCGAGGCGCGCGCACAGAGAATTCTTGACCGCTATCGCGAAAACGATAGACTACGCAGGGAGCGTGGCGAGGTAGTTACAAAGGAATTCACTTATCAAGATGCTCTTGATGAGATTACTAATAACGCTCTTTTCGCAGTGGATGTGGCTTCCGAAGACTTCCAAAAGTTTGTGAAAGAAAACCAGGATTTGTGGAAAAAGGTGCTCGATTTTGTTAAAAAGATGATTGAGGATATCGAGTCTTTCATCAAAAGCCTTTCCGGCGAATTCAAAGATGTCAACGATGTTGCAGAAGTGAAAGCGCTTCGCGATGATATCGAGTTCATGAAACATACCGCAGAGCAGGTGGATAGTATTCTTAATCAAAATGAAAACGAAGTTGGCAAAAATGAAAACGAAGTTGGCAAAAATGAAAACGAAGTTGGCAAAAATGAAAACAACACCACCGAGAGTGATAGCGTTCAGTTCATTCTTCAAGATATTAAATCTGCAAGGGAGTTGGATATTTATTGGGATGAAAACAACAACAGTTCTATTAGAAAACAAATGGAAAATCATCTTGAAGAAATAAACGAAATGAAACCTGTGACATCTGTAACAATTGAAAATTTTTCCAAAGAATATGTTGTTGCTGAACTTCACAGAATTTTAAGTAAAAATTTCGGATATAAAATTGAAACACAACAATATGGCACATTCCTTTTTGACAAGCGAGCAATTAGCGCAGTAGATAATTATTTGAAAGAAAATGAGTCGGCTGCCATTCTTGCTTCACCGTATGTCATAAAAAGAGGAAAGGTTATCAGCGGTCACAAAAACCATAAAGGAAAAGGAAATGTTTCTCTGCTGTTTGCTGCTCCTGCAATATTAAACGAAAAAATTGGAAATGTCGGTGTAGCTGTTTTAATCGGTAATAAAAGTAGGGTTCATTCTGTTCGTGTTATTGCACCTGATGGTAAAGAATTTGAACTACTTAAAACAAAAGATGCAGAACCGTTGTCATTCGCTGGTGGCAACACAAAAAGTGCTGTCAGTACAGCCATAGGTTCTGCATCTAAGGATATGATACACCAAAAATCCAAAAATATCAAGACCGAAGATGAAAAATTTCAATTAAGTGACACTGCATACATGGAAGCCGCCCGGAACGGTGACGAAGAAAAGGCGGCGGAGTATGTGGAGCAGGCGGCAAAGGAGCGCTGGGGCGCGTATGCCGGCAACGACGGTAAGCCGAAGGTGTTTTATCACGGTACAAATAATCGTGAAGAGAAAAGCAGATGGAATAGTGAAAAAGGTCAGTGGGATACCGAGTATTCTATTTTCACTGTATTTAAACGGAACGCGGGTTCGCCCGGTCATTTCTTCAATGAAGATATAGACAACGCCGGAGGCTATGGTAGTACACTGTATCCTGCATATCTTCGTATGAATAATCCTTTAATTATTGACTGCAAAGGGCAAAACTATTCTGAAATTGAAATTGATGGACAAATCAAAGATACCTACGAATGGGCTGAATTCGCAAAGAAAAAAGGATATGACGGAGTAATCTTTAAAAACATTTCTGATGGCGTAGATTATGCTGCTTTATCGAAAACAACGGATGAAGCGGTGGTATTTAAGTCTTCGCAAATCAAATCAGCCGATCCGGTCACCTATGACGATAACGGTGAGATTATCCCGCTGTCCGAACGGTTCAGCGAGGATGATGACATCCGTTTCCAACTCTCCGACAATTTCGAGGAAACGCGCGATTTGGTGGCGGTGCACAATGTGCACGAAACCGAGCTGTTGAAGTCGTTGCAACTCGGCGGTATGCCTATGCCGAGCATTGCGGTGATGAGAGCAAAAGAGAGCGGAGCCAATAAAGGATATGGACCTGTATCTCTTGTGTTTTCGAAAGATACAATTGACCCGGAGAAGAACCGTAATAACAAAGTTTATGGCGGGGATGTCTGGAGCCCGGTTTATCCGAAAATTGAATATAAAGTCAATGAGAAGAAAGCGGATGAGATTTATAACCGTGCCCGCAATGCATTATCCGGCAAAGCTGCAGCATACAATAAAACTATCCTATTTGATACTTCCAATATTGAGGAATTTTTAAGTCGTTTAGGATATGAAGGTACTATTGAAAGATATGCCAACGATTACAATACAAAGCAATTCTTCTTGGTTGAACAGGGAGAAGCACCGGAAAAAACAATACAGCGAGAAAAGAAGACGGAGATGTCTGATGCCGATGTCGAAATGTCGGAGTTCTTTATCCGCAGAATGAAAGATGAATTAGAACTTGACAAGACAGTATTTCCGCGTGAATGGTATCATCGCCACGGCTCCCGCTTTGATGAAGTGTATACTGAATACATGAGAAGCTTAATGCCGGAAATTACAGATGAAGAAATCCAACATGTATTCAATAACATGAAGCCGGTCGATAGAACAAGAATGCGCAAAACTATCTATCAGTATTATCATGATGGGAAAACTAAAACCGAAGTGATTGATGATGTTGCAGGAACTCAGGAAATTATTGACAGCAAAATCGACAAGAGGCAATACAAAGAGTGGCTGGAAGATTTGTTTTCCGATATCATTGAAAAGAAAGGTATTAGAAATGATGTCGATACCTTTGATTCGATGGGAAATCGGCGCTCTTTTGAAGCGCTCCATTATGAAGAAAACCTTGAAAATGTTGTTCGCTCCATGAAAAGTAAGGATAACGGTCAAAGTGTTTTCTTTAACGGTACCGGTATTTGGGCAGTAGCAGCAAAAAACTATGGCACAATCAGCGAGCTGAAAGAAGATGCTAAAAGCAGGCTTAAAACGATACCGGATGAAGAAATGAGCGATATCAAGCAATCATTCGGGCAACGGTTTAATGAAATAGCAAATGCCCTGATAGAAGGGAAAAAGAGCGACAATATCTTTATAGACCTTGATAATGCTTTTGGAAATGTTCTTGAAGCTGTCAAAGAAAAAAAGACGAAAAGCGGTGTTTTGAACGACTTGAAACAGTATTATGGGGACAATGTCACTGATTCTTTAGTCGATGATATTCTTGACCTTATTGCCGATGTCGGCAATATGCCAACAGCATACTTCGAAGCGAAACCGCAGCGCGGTGTAACCTTCAATGAGGTATACACGGCCGTGATACCCGACAATGCTTCCGCTGAATTAAAATCAGCACTCGATGAAGCCGGTGTTCCCTTCCGCACAAATGAGAGTGGTAATGAAGAAGATCGCGTTCGTGTAATCAATTCACTTGACGAGGTAAAATTCCAATTATCAGACACAGCGGATGATAAGGAAACAAGTGCGGCTCATGCGAGAATTGCCAGAAACAACGAGCAAACTATCAAGCGCCTTACCAAACATGTAGAAGCGCTCCAAAAGGAAGTCGAGAAGCAAAAAGGAGAATTGAAACTCTCAAAGAATTATGACCATGACTCTGCGAAGACTCCCGAAATCGCCGCCAAACTGTTAAAGCAATTCGGCGCGACTGACTTGTTATCGGAGCAGGAAGAAAGGTTTATTAAGCAGTTAGATTACTTGTTCGATTTGATTGACGAATCCGATTTGAGTGGTCCCGGTGTTAGTTCCGATATGATACTGATGGCGGCTGTGGATGCCGTAAAGACAATTAAGTCCGATATCAAACAGCCTGCTGATAGCGGTATCTCGGAAGACAGAATCGAAGATTTCTTTGATTACTTCAAAGGATATACCATCCTTGATGACAAAACAGCTGACGAGGTAAGAAGCCAATATGGCAGCATTAAAAATGCCAACCGCGTTGTGCCAGGTATCAACTTCACTACGAAGCGCACTCCTGGCGGAACGACTCTCGGCCAAAAATGGGGGGAAATAAATGAGTCTTTCCCCGATATTATGAATCAAGTTGATGATTTCTGGGCTCCCGATGGCAAGGTGGACGAGATTACTCCACCTTCTCAACCGTTAGTCATTCTCGAACTCGCTCAAGGTTTATACAAAGAGCAAAATAAAACAGAGTCGCCTTTCAAAGCAGACCGCATTCGGGAGCGCGTTTACTGGAGTGATAATCCGAGCGAAGTGGAAATGGCAGCCGCAGAAGAAGATATCGAGAATGAATTTGCCTCTCGTTTAATCAATGCCTATAAAGATGTGGCATGGAAAGCCACCTTCGCCGATAAACAAGCCGGCAAACTGAATATTCAAAAAATTCAGTTTGAGCAAAAATTGAACAGGGCGAAAGAAAAAATTGCCGAGTTGTCTGCTGCAAAGAGCAAACTCGAGTATTATAAACGCATGCGGAACAGCGAGGCGAAGACTCGCTCAGAAGTTGAAAAAGCACAGCGCCGAGAAAGCGCCGGCAAACTCTATCAGGCTACGCAGAATGCCAAATTCAAAGACATTCAAAAGGCGCGTGAAAATCAATTTAGTGTCGTGAAAGGAAATCACCACACTAAAGAGCAAACGCAAAAGGTTGCTGCTCACTTGAAAGAAAAACTCCACTCTTCTCTTTCGGTGGAGCAGATTGTCGACAGCGCCGAACTTGACAGATTGTTCTCGATGTTTGATGAAAGAGGCAGCGACTATCAGGAAAGTTTCTTAACGCATGTCGCCTTCGTTCTTGCAGACTCTATCGAGCGAGGATATACGAGCGCAGCAGACAATGCGCTACTTAATTTCTTCCGTTCAGACAAAACTAACGCGGAAAAGAAAACCGCTTTCTTAAGCGATGCACAGTTGGAAAAAATCAAAAAGGTTTTCGGTCAATCTGTCAACCTTAACGATTATGTGAGCGGTCTGTCGTTCGCTTCCGAGTTGAATATCAAGAAGCACGGCACAAAATCACTCGCACAGAATTGGTCAACTATCTGTAAAGATAGCGGCGCCGGTACTCTCGGTCGGGTGTATGAAACATTCTACCAGTCCGGTACCGAAAGCGTGAGTGAGTGCCCGGAAGAGTTAATGCCGTTTGTGCTCATGGATGCGTGGAATGAGATCCAAGAGCAGCAAAAAGGCACTTTGTATTCCGGCATGGAAAGTGTCGCTTCATTCGAAGAAACCGCGCTGGATGTCGCCAATGCGATTATGGATGACTACTTCTCTATTGCCACCAAGCCTTCATATAAAGGCATTGAAACATTGAACAATGAAACCCTCACACTCGCAGATCACAACAGGCAAATGCTGAAATTCAGTAAAAACACCGCCAAGACTATTTCTGCTTACCGTGATTTTGTCGGCGATAGGTACTCATCTCAATTGCAAAAGGAAATCGCCGCAGCTGAAAGTGACGGCAAAAAAGTCACAAAGGCTAAAATGGCTACCATCAGAAACAAGGCGCGCAACGCAAAAAACATTGAGTCGTATAAGCACGCCACACAGCAGCGCATGGAGAATGCCAGGGAGAGTAAGCGGCGCACGGAACTTCTTGCCAAAATCAATAAGTCGTTGCTTGAGTTTGCAAGGCTCGGGGCAAATGCCACCAAGGAAAAGCACATACCGAACGGTCTTGTAAACGCTGTCAAAGAATTCCTCAGCACCATACAGGGTGAAGGTAAGAACGCAGAAAGAGTGAATGATTACCTCTCCCGTATCAACGATGCTTTCACCGATGAAACGCTTTCCAAGAAGCCGGAGTATGAATCCTTAATGGAAGAATATAGTTTTGCAATTTCCACGAAATTGGCGAATGTAAAACAAGTTATCGGCGATACAAAGTTCAGCGAGTTAAACTCTGCACAGTTGGAAGAAATCTGGGCGCTTTCAAAAATGATTGCGAAGTGCATCTCCAACGGCAACAAATCATTCGTTGCAGATAAGGATGCAACGATTGAGGAAATCAGAAGCCGTTTGATTGCGGAATTGGAGAACCGGAAATTCCGCCCGAAAGGTGAGAATGATATTCTTTCCGGCATAAAGGGATTTGCCGTAAATGATTTGAAGCCTGTATACTTCTTCAATCACTTGCACTCTAAAACTTTTAACCAATTATACAAAGCGCTGCGCAACGGTCAAGATGTGTGGACAGTGGATATAGCGGAAGCGAAAGAGTTCATCGACAGTTGCAAAGAAAAATACGGCTACGAAAAGTGGGAGACCAATAAAAAGCAAACCTTTGACTTGGAGAGCGGTGAAAAGGTCGCTTTGAGTTTGCACCACATTATGACTCTTAAAGCACTTTCCGAGCGCCCGGCGGCAATGGACCATTTGCTTGCCGGCGGCATTGAGTTAGAATTCGGTATTGAGAGTAAGCGCAATTTCGTTTCCCGCATAAAAAACAAAAAGAATAACGATACATACACCTTGACGGAAAAGGATATTCAAAATATCACCGGCGCTTTGAGTGAGGAACAGCTCAAATATGTCAAGGCAATGCAGGGCTACCTTGCCACGGAAGTTTCAAAGAAAGGCAACGAAGTTTCCCGTGAATTGTATGACATTGATTTGTTCAATGACAAGCAGTATTTTCCGATTCGCTCAAGCGGTAAGTTTACGACCATGAGCGAAGAACAAACTGTCGGTCAAAAGAAAATCAAAAACAGCGGCTTCACAAAAGCGATTACACCGCATTCCTCTAACCCGGTTATCCTTGGTGAATTCAATGAAATATGGGCGGAGCATGTAAACGAGATGGCAATGTATCACGGCTTTGTTTTACCACTCGAAGATTTCCAAAAGGTTTACGGATATTATAAGGTGTTCACTAACGATAAGGGAAATGATGATGTTTCTATCGCCGGTAAAGCAAGTGTGTCCATTCGGCAAATGCTCTCCGATAGAGATAACAGTTATATCTCGAAATTCCTCAAAGATTTGAATGGCGGCGTGAAGCAGGAAAACACCATCACCGGTAAGTTTGTAGCGCGTACTAAGAAAATCAATACCGCGTTGAATATGTCTGTTGCTATTCAGCAGCCATCAGCTGTCGGTAGAGCGTTCATGTATATCGCACCAAAATACTTCCTCACTTCCACCGGGCAAGGGTTGCGCGGTATTAAGAATGACACAAAGCTCGTTGAAGAGATGATGAAGTATGCACCCTGCGCGCGAGTCAAAGATATGGGCTATTTCGATGTAGATACCGGTAAAACAGCCGTTGAGTATCTTAACGACCACAATTATACCAAACTGAAAAATAAGGCTTGGGCTATGATTGCGGACGGTCAATACAGAGACAGCATATTGACGGTTGCCCCGGAGATTATGGACCGTATCACATGGACACATATTTGGGCGGCGGCGAAAAACAAGGTCAAAGCCGAAGAACACTTGGAAGGTGAAGCACTGTTAAAGAGAGCCGGCGAAGTATTCTCTGAGTGCATTGACAAAACACAGGTATATGATACCGTGTTCAGCCGCTCCGCGCACATGAGAAGTACCGACAATCTCGCAAAGATGATGACAGCGTATATGGCAGAACCGACAACGGCTCTTAACATGATTTATGATGCCATCGGTCAATGGCGAGGCGGCGAACAAGGCAAAGCGTATGTGGCAAAAGCATTCAGCAGCGTAGCGGTCGCAACTGTTTTCAATGCAATTCTCAAATCGATTATATCCACGGCCAGACACGGCAAGAAGGATAAAAACTGGTGGGAGTCATACACCGGCGAAGTTGTTTCCAACTTCCTTGACGATATGATTTTCTTAAATAATATCCCTCTTGTCAAAGATGTGTATGCAAAATTCCACGGTTGGGATATTGAGCGCACAGATATAACTTTGGTTTCTGATTTATATAAGGCATGGAAAAAAGATGATTATGCCGGTATGGCGCTCTCTATTGCCTCTATTTTCGGTATTCCGGTGAAGAATGTACGCAAGGACTATAATGCCATTAAAAACGCTATAGCAATGCTTACAAACGGCACACACACCACAAAAGAAGAAACGCTGCGTGCGTTCTATGAGGCGTTGTCGGATTCGTTCTTATTTGACGATATCATTAATAAGCACGGCGGTCATCTGTTTGAGACTTCTTCCAGCAAGTATGATACCATTTATCAGTTAATGAAAAATGGAAATGAAGAAGAAGCGCAACGCAGAATTGAACTGCTTAAAGAGGCTATGTTAAGTGAAGAGAAGCCGAAAGAAGGCGAAAGCGAAAAGGAATTTGCTGAACGCATGAGCGAGAAGTTCGATAAAGGGCTGAATAACTATATTGTCAAAAATATGCTTCAAGATAAAAACATCATCGAAGCATCACACTGGCTTATGCAGGGTGATTTGTCAAAGACAAAGAGCGCTTTGAATAAGGTAGAAGGGTTCAGCGAAGAACTCTCTGAAAAGGCAATATACAAAATTTTAAACGCGCAGGTAGATAAAAACAACAAGACCGTTAAAGAAGACACTTTAGTTGCCGTTGACACTAAAAAAACACTTGAACAGAATATGTTGCTCAATAATTACACCGTAAGGCGCGCTGCGAAAGCTTCTCACAATAATGATGTGGCGGAGAGAACAAGGCTCCAAGAGTCCCTTATTGCTCAAGGATATAAGCAAGACGATGTTGTAAAAGCAACAAATGCTTTGGAAAAGAAGATGTATCCTAATAAGAAAAAATCTTCATCGGGCACAAATCAAAAAGGTGTGTATAAGTATTCTGATGTGGCTAATGCTTTGCTTTCCAACGATACCAAAACGGCGAGTTCTGTAACAAATTCGCTTGTTAAGAATTACACTAAACAAGGCAAATCGGAAAAGGATGTTAAAAAGCAAATACGCAATCAGATAACACAAGCCTTCCGCGCTCAATACTATGATGCTTCGGAATCCCGCAGGCGTGAAATAGAAGATATGCTTCGGACAACAGGCGCATATAACGGCGACCAACATATTTATAATGCTACGCAAAAGTGGTTACGCGAGGAAAAGAAGAAGCGCGAAGGATAAGAAAAGGGCTGTCAAGGATAACTTGACAGCTCGTTTTTTACTTCTTTTTGTAGGACAAATTTAGGACATTTTGTTTGAATAGGACAGTTTTAGGACACTTTTTGTTAAATAAAGTTAAACAAAATTAAACAAAATTAAACCGCACTGCACAGGTGATAAGCCTTGTAACAGTGCGGTTTTTGGCGGAGAGCAAGGGATTCGAACCCTCGAGTAGGCGTTTACCCACTACACGATTTCCAGTCGTGCTCCTTCGGCCAGCTCGGACAACTCTCCAAAAAAATCAATTTCTATTTAATTGACTATGATATTATACAGTATGAAGCCGAAAAATGCAACACAAAATTTTATCTTTTTAAAATTGTTGTTCGCAAGCGCTTATTTTATGTTATAATAATTTCACTACACTTTTAAAGGAAGCAATT